GTGCCAAGCCCAGAGATGCCAGAGATACTTGATGCATCAACTCCAATAATCTTACTCATAGCTCAAGCCAAGTGTTATCAGGTTTGAAATAGATAGTTCTGTTAGCGGCATCCACCACATACCCTACAATCCTTACGAAATCACCAGCAGTACTAGGTGCTGTATTTGTAACAGCCCCCGCCGTTGTACTCATATACACGGGACTTCCCATCTTAGTCGTTGTAGGAAGTAGAGCAGTAGTCGTCGTTGTGGACAGTTTAACTACCCCCTCAATCAACAATTCATCTCCAGTGCCTGCGTCTGTAACTATAAACAGCATTCCAGTAGCTGCAGCTGCAGCAGACTGTGCCCCTACGTTGGATACGTTGGCGGCAGCTAGATTGACAAGGTTTCCAGCAGTGGCCGAAGGAGACGTGCCATAAGCGTCAACTATCAATCTGGCACCGTCCTGAAACTCACCAACATTCGTTGGGGCAGAGAACGACTGAGACATATTTGCTGCCCCAGATGGTGCTTCAGCTTGCCAACCGTTCGTTGTGTCAAATGTGAGAACTTGACCGTCGGAAGGTGACATGGAGTCGTATACATCAGACAGGTCTTTTATACTGTTGCTATTTGTAAGCACTTTCTTCCAACCTGCCATCTATTTACTCTTTAGCTTCTTCTAATTTCTGCAACCTTTCAAACTCCTTATCTAGCTTTTCCATCAGTTTCGCTACTGCTGGAGCATCTAACGCCTTGATGGTTATATTCTTCATCGATTCTTTGATAAAGTAAACTTCACTTATCTCTAGCTTCATGTGTTTCGGTTTTGAAGCTTATTAACTATTGAACTTAAAATAATCACATCCCTTCCCTCGAATGTCGAAGCTGCGATGTGTCTCAGCAGGAAGTCGATTTCGTTTTTAGTGAATTTGTTTTCGAGCTCCTGATCCTTTGAGATGATTGGCATTAAATATACAAGTACAAGTTTCCACCAGTAGTATCTGCAAAAAACGCTCCAGCACCTGCTTGAGTTTCAATATCTGGGGAAGAAGGTGCTGCAGTTCCAAATTCCATGACAGCAACCTCGAACATCGTAGAAGACGTGCCGTTATGGTTAGACAACTGCCAACCAGTAAGGTTAGCAGAATTACTCCACTTAAACTCTGGCCACTCAGCTTCAGTACCAGATGACTCAACTTGAATACCAGCTCCATTTGCAGTAGTGGTAGTAGGGGTACTTACGTCTGCAAGCTTGATGAGCTTGTCTTCGACATTCAAGTTGGTGGTATTAATCGTGGTTGTGGTACCGTTTACTGTGAGATCTCCACTAAGAGTAAGGCTGGTAAATTGAGGGCTGTCACCCGTTCCAAGACCAAGCGAAGTTCTTACTGTGGCGCCAGACTCGTATGCAAATGCACCCGCCCCCGTAGCAACAATAAACTGGCCGTCAGAAGCAGCAGCACCAAGAGTATCGAGATCCTGAAGAACTCCATCTACACCAATGGTGAGGGTTTCGTTGGCAGACTGGTTGGTAGTAAAGTTACCAATAGCTCCAATACCAGCCCCAGGGCTAAGTGTAATGGTCGCGTCATTTGCAGACGCTGTGTTTGCAATCCACTTTAGGTCGCCGCCGCCTGTTGTGCTGTCATAAGACAAGACGTATCCATTAACTGCGGTGTTACCTGTTACCAAGTCAAGCTCAGCATTACCTACTACGTCAGCCCCCAATGTGGTGCCGCTGATTGTGATGTTTGCAGATCCGTCAAAAGAAACGCCAGTAGCTGAAACATCTCCAGAGAGCGCGATTGTTCTACCCGTAGTGAGAGTTGCTGCAGACCCAGTGGTATTCTGAGTGATTGTGTCAGTAGTCGATTCAACTACTACTTTTTTCCAAGTTGCCATAGTTTTGTTTTTGTTTTTTGCAAATATAATTAAGAAACACCAAAGTACAAATTGTCACTGCTGTCGGCATACATGCCTCCTTCAAATGCAGTTGGTGCTGATATAAATCTTTTGAATTTTAGAGTTCCGTCTAAGTTAATGCTTCCAGTTCCGCTAGGTGTAAACTGAATGTCACCGTTTGTTGAGCTTGTAAATAAGTTAAATGTTTGTACGTCAAGATTACCACCAAGTTGAGGGCTGGTATCATTAACCAAATCAGATGCAGCAATCGTTGTGAACGATACGCTTCCAAAACCATCTGTTGTAAGAACTTGATTAGCAGTTCCGTCTGACGTTGGCAACGTGTATGCTGACGTTGTTGTGTTTGTGGAACTGCCAATAAAAAACTTTCCTTCTGGAAGGTTTGGCACATCGTTAGATCTACCAGCGCCCATAATGATGCCAGAGATCTTGTTGCTACTCGTGTTTACCTTAATGATAATCCCAAGGTTCTGAATAGCATTTGTCCCAGTGGGCTTGGTTGTGGTCCAGCCACCAGAAGCCCCCAGGTATACTGTCTGACCTTCCGTGTAGATAGAAGCGTCAGGGACATCTACATTATTGATAAACCCAAGGGCGATACCAAGCCCCTCTTCATCGTCATTGAGATCTTCGTTAAGTACGAAGTGAGCAGGATAGTTTGTAGCAGCATCTGCTGCAATAACTTCAGCTAGGTTACCTACACTACCAGTAACGTGTACTGGAGTCCCCTTATAAAGAATGCCACCAGATACGTTCTTTACATTTTCTGCAATAGTCTGTGGATGAGCAAAAGACACAGTTCCAGCCCCGTCAGTAGTAAGCACCGTTCCCTCAGCCCCATCAGCAGCTGGAAGCGTATAAGCACTCCACTTGGTATCGTAATCAGTGGCGCTGTTCTTCTGTACAAACTGATTTTCAGTTCCTCCTGCAGGGCCGACACCAGCGGGACCCTGTGGTCCAGTAGCACCAACATCGCCCTTAGGCCCCTTGGTGGTTACGCTAATGCTCGAAGAATCACCATTAACAATAGAAATGGATGGTGTTTCCTCCGCAAAAGAAATTAAATTGGCACCATTAACACTTACGCTAACCTGGGTACCAGCCGACGTCTGTACAGATATTGACATTAGTATATATCAGTTATCTGAGAATTAACAGTAAAAGATCCACGAAGAATTGCTTTGTGAATGTCCAATCCAGTATTACTTGGTTTAATGTATTTTATGTCATATATATACGAGCCTGGTCGTATCTTACTCATAGTCTCAGCGGAAGCCTCAAGAGTTACATTTCCACTATCATCAAGAATCGGTGACTCAAAGGACACAGCGTTCTCAATCTCACCTTTAGTAAGGCCAGGCGTCTGCAATATGACCTTACCCTCATCAGCAGATCTGGTTCTACCAACGCGATTTACCTCTTTGATCTGAATATGGAAAGTGTAACCATCAGTAACAAGTGGCAGGGCTGTGCCAGAGGAATCTTTCATGGTTAGGGTCATAGAGAACGTATCACCTTCTCTACAGGTGATATTTAAAGTCTCTGTTGTATCAAAATTTACTGTCTGAGCCATTATCCTTTAAATATTTCATCCATCAATCCCGTCATGGGTTCTTGAACCTCATCTCTTTTTCCCTGTCTTTGAGATATAAGTTTACTTTGATCTGCTGTTTGTTTTCCAAGGCGGTCATCCTTTCTGTCCTCTTTAAGAACCTCAAGCTTTTCTTTAAATGCCTGATCATCTTCCTTGAAACCGAGAGTAGCCTTTGCTTTAATCATCTCAATTTCTTTTCTAAACTCGTGCCTGATTTGCTCAAGCTGTGCCTCCATCTGGTTCTTTAGCTTCATCTTTTCCATCTCAACCTGAGCCTCCGCTTGGAGCTCTTGCATTCTAAGCTGCGATGCATTTTGAGCAGCCTCCATAGCCTCTTGCTTTTGAATCTGAGAATTTTGTTGAGCCATCTCGCTCATCCGTTGCATCCTCTTCTTTCTTCTAACAATAAGGAGTCTTTCTGCTTGGTTTACATCTTTGAGTTGTCTAATTGCGATGGCGTCCTCAAGATCTATTTCTTTCTGCTGAAGTGCCATTTGTACATTTTGCTCAAGATACATCTTGTCTTTTTCCTCCATATCCTTTACAACAAGAACTCCAAAATTGAACATAGGGAGTTCCGAAAAAGACGAAAGTGCATCCATATTCTCCTTACCAATGGCCCTTACATAAGATCCATAAATAACAGATTCCTGAGGGAGGATTTGAATACATTTTACTATATCTTGACAAACCTTCTTGAACAGAATCATAGAAGCGTTTGTGATGTCGTAAGTAGCATTATTAGACGCCTGTATAGCCTGCTCCCTTACACCAACCAAAGAATCCGATTTTGGTGTTGAAGCATCAACAACTTCGTTAATTCCAGTGGTGTCTCTAATGAGCCTTAAGTAGTGATTATACAAACCAATAAGCTCATTAATGTTCCTTATATTGTTACTTATCTCCCTAACGGGCGGGTTTTGAAAACCACCTTCTGGATTCTTGCTCCTGTAATAGAACACACCAGTCTGTTCATAAATATCATGAAGATCGAGAGGCTGAAGCTCACCCCCCTTTCCTAGCTGAACATTTTCAAGACCCTCAATATCTATAATCAACCCATCTGGCTTTGCTTTAGCTATAGCCTGCTGAATCTTAAGGTGCGTAAGCTGAAGCATATCAGCAAATCCGATGCAGCTATCAACCATAGACTTCGGAATCATATCCGTAAGATTGGTAGCAACTGCTGAATAAGAAAGAGACGCTTGTGAGATATCGTGAATGTTTTTAGGGATATTCTTTTTCTTTCCGTAGTCAAAAAGAAGTCCAGCATCTAGAACATAGCTCCCACCATAGACCACCTTAACGTCCATGCTGTGTGGGCGACGCTCATAAACGGATCCCTTTTGTGGCTTGTAGTCAAGTCCCTTATAAAAAAAGTTGAAGTTACCGTGCCTGTTTTCTTTCTCTTCGAAGTGCATGGTTTCAACAGTCAAAAATTCAAAGTCAAGAACGTTTACTGAATACTCATCGTATCCATAACTCATTCTATTGAGACCTTGATCATATGACTTTGTACTGTACTTGCTGGAATCATTCCCATTCTTACCTTTTACTTTTGTAGCAATTTTTTCAAGGTCCTCTTCGGAAAGTTGATTGCCAGCAAGTCTTCTCAGCTCTGCAATAGAAATCTTTTTTATATGACCAGCATAGTTTAGATCATTCATACCGAAGTCTTCGGTATAGCTGTGTATAAACAAAGATGGATCTACATATGATACCTTGATGCCCTGGTTCGGATCGTTAGATCTTTTTACAACCGACATGCCAAGATTGACAAGGTCATTTACGCATCTCCTAAAGACGCCGTCGTTAAAGTTGTTCCAGGAAAGGGTTAAGTTCGTTGCAATCTGGGCAGCAACCTCACCGCCAGTCTTTATATTTTCCCCGTACAAAACATCGGCCTCTTCTTGGCTGTCTGGTAATGAATTTGGATCTTGACCAAACGTCATACCAGTGTTCTCTTTGAATTTTTTTAAAAGATCTTTGTTGGCAACCTGAGCCATCAGAAATCTTTTTTGATTATTCTTCTCTGAATTAGATAGAGGATCAATAGCCTCAAGATTTGGGTATGGATCTCTAGATAGGATTTTATTTACTACAATTCGAACAAACTTTGGCAATATGGGTACTGGGGTGTAGTCTAAATTCATAAGACTACCATCACCACTGTTCGGGTCCATAGTGTTTAGTAGCTGCTTGTAAATGTTGGTATCTTGAGCACCAACAGCATACTTTCTGCTTCTGTCAAAGATTCTGTTCCTTTTTGCAATAAGGCTCCCAGAGTCAGTCATTCTCCCCCACTGGGAGTCTATGGCTTTGGCATATTGTATGCCATACGCTTTTGACGCCTTTTCTTCTTGGGGTGCTAAAGGATCTGGGAATCCCTTACTCGTACCTTTTGTATCTTGCATTATTTAGGAATTCCATTTGTCTTTTGCAAATATAAGTAATCAGCCGATTACCCTATATCTCCTAAAAAACCTCTTCTCAGAGAAGTCTGACTGCGGCATTATTTTTTCCTTTTGAGCAGCCAATAAACAGAGTCCAGAGCTAATACTAAGGTCGTATTTTGTTCTGTTGTCAATTTTAAATCCGATCCAGTCCTCAAGGGTTCTATTGAAATACATTTTACCGTATTCACCAGAATCATGATTTATTCCAACGTGATCGTGTATGTACGCCTCAATAGAATGGGCGTGCGCATGAATAACATCTTGAGAGTTTGATGGAATTCCCTTTGTTTTTACCTTTTGAGCTTGTGGGTTACTAGATAAGTGAGCTGGCCTACCTAATAAATAACCATCATATCCTCTAGACTCAAAATATCTAGCGATACCGTATTTGTTATTTTCAATTAGTATTGGATACCCATAAAATACAGATGCCATAAGTACGTCTTCATAGAATATCTTGGCCAATGGGGGCCGAGAAGCATATTCCAAAACGAACATATTTGACGGATGCTGCATATTAAACTTATTGTATAAATGCATTGCGCCTTTAGATCCCCTCCCATCTACTGTTGCGTCAAGATCATAAGAGTCAACACCACCAACCCCTAAATATGAATTTGGTGCAACTCTTTTATTTCTATCGAATTTTTTCTGATTTCTAAGTTCTTCTGGAGGCATCCAAGCAACATGGAATCTACCATTAGGATCTGGCTTAAATACAACATCAGTATCTTGATCACCGTTTTTCCAGTGAAAATTACCTACAACAACTGGATTTGGATAAAGCTCGTCGTTGTACTGAATTTGCTCATAGATTTTTGTAATGTTAAATAGGGTGCTTTGAACGCTATCTCTAAAAGCTTCGTCGGTGGTAAATGGAAACTGCCTTATAACCTCATTAAGTTCTGACGGGTCGTCAATAAGACCCTGTCTTTCGTTTTTAAGGTATGACTTTGCCCCGATAAGAATATTCTCACCATCAATACCCTCCAATGGGGATTCTGGATCATTTACAATTGCTCTTCCGTGCCTATCAAAAAATCCTTCTAGAGCCTCGTATGCTGGTATAAATAGTCGATATAGTCCGCTTCTAGTCCTCCCATTCGCGTTCCTCTCTGATGGGTTCGAATCCCCCCATAAATCCTTGTATTCTTTTCCGCCCTTGTCCATTGGATTTACGGTGCTTCCCACCATGGCCTTTCCGACTACTTTTCGACCGACGATCAAACAGGTCCGTTGAATCCTCCAAGCGTCCCTTATGTCTGTAGGTTTTTCCCATTTTCCTGCCTCATCTAAATAAAGCAAATGTAGCTTTTCGCCATCATATGCATTGTTTGTTGTGTTTTTCCAGTTAATTACCGTATTAAGAGCCTCGCCCGTCTGCGAAGTCTTATTTTTCTTCGTGATTCTCTTACTCGGCTCGCGAAAAGCCAGCTCCATGCGTGGGTTAGTGGTACCATCTTGAATGGGTTTAAAGAAGAAGGGGTAGTGGCGGAACATGTACACCACCTTCTTCATGAATATATTTTCTTGCGCGTCCTTACCAGTCTTAGACTGAATACCTAGGAGCTTGTCTTTGACCTGCGTAGCCTCATCGAGAAGCACAGCGGAGCAGATATTGGTATATCCGCTACGCCTGCACTTCGTATACAGCTGGCCTATACAGCGCGGATCCGCCTCACACGCTGCCAAATGTAAGAAAATATCTCTTTGGAACTCCAGGTAGTCTGGATAACCCACATCCATGCGAGTCCACTGGAGCATCATATAGTGCCTACCCGTTATATATGTAGGCCTCCCTGCATTATAAAACCAAAAGCCCTCACGCCTACGGCGAAACTCCTCCTCGATATATGGAGAAAACTTTTGTCGAAACTCCCTTGGCATCTCCGACCACTCATCCATAGACTTAATACGAGACAACTCTGCAGGCATAGCAGTCCTTTTCCACATCTGCATGTCCACTGGCCTTCCATGTCCGAAAATTTCTTTCGCGGGAGGCTGAGCGGGAAGCATAATGAGTAATGAACCACGCTCAATGACTTCCCCTTTCGTACCCTTGGGGCAAATTGAGATAGCAGGAATTTCATACTCCTCTATGTTTACGAGCGTGGACATCAGAACACCTGACCATACCTATTTCGTCTGAATCCAGGGGCGCCAGTCTTAGGCTCTTTAAGCCCCATGTACTTCCCGCACGGACACTGGATGTCGTGCTGGGCCTTCCCATCTCTAAATTTTATAGAGACACCAGACTTGTCTTCCTCGTGCTTGAGGCATTCGCATACATACTTGGCCATGATTATCGTCCTTGAGATCTATAAGCTTTCTTGTAGTTCTTAGACGTCTTGATGTTTGACGTCCGTGTCTTGGCATGCACCCCTTTGCGGCGAACACGCTTCTTGTCTATAGTTTCTGACTGCTGTTTCATTTTAATTTAATTTGTACGCCCGACAGGATTCGAACCTGTGACCGTCTGCTTAGAAGGCAGATGCTCTATCCTACTGAGCTACGAGCGCTTGGAATTCCTGACCTTAGGTCGGTTGTTGGCTCGGTTAAGCGAGGCCCTCATGAAACCCTTTATCTTGCCTCCTGAGTGTGCCGCATCCTTACCGTCTCCATTCCCGTATGTTCCTTTACGACGGTTATACTTGTTCAGTATGGCGCGGTACTTTTTAGCCGCACGGGATTTCCCGTACTTAGCATATTCTTTCTTGTAGTCTCGCTTCATACTGCAAATATAACAATGTTGGGGCGGTGGGACTTGAACCCACGACTTCCTGTGTATAAGACAGACGCTCTAACCAACTGAACTACGCCCCAGTTTGATCGCCCTATATGCGTAGAGGGCCGACTGTCGAAAAGAACCCCTTAGTCTTTATTCCATGATTCCTCCCAAAATTTAAATTCAACTTTATTCATCTGATATACAATTTCTTTCCAATCATTTAGAGAACTTTTCAGCGAAACCTCCGCTGTAGTCTTTGGCTTCTTCGATTCCTCCATTGTCTCTAAGGTCTTTAATCATTTGTTCTAACCTCTGGCGCTCTACCAGAAGTTCTTTACAATCCGTAGCGGTTTGTTTAATAGACTGTAACTCTGCCTTACGTGCAGCCCCTCCAGCCTCTGGATCTACGGGTTTCTTCACCTCGTCGATCATGTTGTTGATGGCCACCTCCATACTCTCCATGAGCCTCTGTGCAGCCTCAAT